ATCGGTGCTACGTCCTTTGTTTGCGATCCAAAAGCGTCTCTGCTGCAAGTGCAGCGTCAAGGGTCACTTCGATCTGGTTAAGCGCACGGATTATCGCGTGAGCCTCTTCACGGGCAGCCACGTCAGCCGCCCCACTGCTCGCAAAAACCTGCATTTGGTTTTCGCGCACACTCTGCATAAACTGCTTAAATGCAGTGTCGTTTTTCAAACGGCGGGCCTCATCGGCCTCTATGCGTATTTCTGTTGTCATTGCTGCGGTATCCCTTGAGCCATGCCTCCAATCATGCGCATCTTGTCCTGCTCAGCTTGGATGCGGGCCACGTCAACCGACGTGCCGTACTCGCCATAAATCTTTGCAGCGTTTACCAGCAAGTCTTGCGCCATCTGATCCCGCTTGAGATCGTCGTTGGCCGCTGCCTTCTGCATTTCAAGTTGCAGCTTGGCCATGTCGGTCTGCGCCTTGGTCTGAGCCTTCATTTGCTCAGCCTGCAAGAACGCGGCGTTTGGATCAGATGCTTGACCCTGCTGAGCCTGTGCCTGCTGCTGCATTTGCAGCATCTGCATCTCAATCTCTGGTGTGATCGGCGCAAAGTAACGGTCAGCATTGCGTATTCCCGACACCGCCAGCTGGTCGGCCAGCGTATTGCGAATGTTGGTCAGGCTCACCAGACCATTCATCGGGCCATAGTTTTGATAGACCATTGTTTGCATCTGGAGAGCTTGGTTGAGAGCCATTGCCTTCTCTTCCTCACGGCCAGTGCCGAGGCCCACGTTAATGGCAACATCCATTGACTGGTTCCAAACGCGAGGATCAATAGGCACAAACATGCCATTCATCCGCATCATTTGCTCTTCGTCAACATTCTTGCTCATCAAGCGCAACATGATGCCAAATAGATCACGCATACCATCGGCAAGGTTGCGAACCATAACTTCAACCTGACCAGCTGCGGCCTGCACAGTAGCCTGCACAGCGGCCTTTGTGGTTGACTGCATTGCATCAGGGTCTAGGCCCATTGACGCCCTAGAAACGCCTGTCTTGCTCTCTACGAGGCCGTCTAGGTATGTCAGCGCGCCAAGTGTCTGCCCGGCAGTAAATGGAACGGACAATTCTTGGACTGAACCGGGCGCGCGCATACGCACAATTGCGCCGATCTCGTTGTTGAGAACGTCATCAATGTTGACCGCACCTTCGACAATGCCAAGGCGAGGGTTGTTCGTCATCGCCACGTTGTCAAGAATAGATCGCAGCACAGATGTGGCTGCGTCTTGGTCATCCATAACAATCTCGGCCAGTGAACGACCATAGAACGCGTGTGGCTCTGGATCGACCTCAAACTTGGCAAACGGCAACTCATCGCATGGCTCAAAGTCCAGCAATTCGTATGACGTTCCGCCACAGATTAATTTGTGCAGAACGGGTATGCCAGTGCCGTCAACGTCAATGCGCATATACGCTTCAGTCACGGCGACGTTGCGCATGGATGGATCTTCAATGTCCTCGTCTGAGGTGTCCATGTCGTAACCACGGCGCTCATACATCTCGGCTTCTGTCATATCAGAGCCGCTTTCAAAGCTATCCAAGTCAAGCACTACGTCTGGGTCAAATCCCATTGCGATCAAATCGCCAGCGCGCATGTCGGTGCGGTGGGCAACAATATAGGCGTCGGCCAATGAGCGTGCGTCACGGTTGATGAAGAACTCTTCCGGCGGAACGCTCTCAATGCACAGCTCGCCCATATCTTTCTGGCGGCTCAGCTTAACGCTGTGGACTGGCATCTCAATTTCCATACCCATTGGATCAATCTCAATGGACATTTCAACCGTATGCTCCAGCACAGTCACGCTATCGTCTTCGATTAAATATGTGTATTCGTCGTCGGACAGGTCAGAAAACGTGTAAATCTCGGCCTCTGGATATGTCATCCAGTATGCCTTCACGATGCCTTGCTTTTTGACCAGCGCATCCTGGAAGGCGTCATTCAGCACGCGGTATCCGTTTAGCCGGGTAAACTCATGGTGCATAAACTCAGTGGCCTGCTCAGCCATCGCCACGTCCTCTGGTCCGCGCGGCACAAACTCAACTGGCTTGGCTGTGCTGAGGAATATGCGCATCAGGCTTGGCTTTACAGAACGTACAGTATCTCGTACTTTTGTGGCGACTACCTTGCTTCGGCCGTCCTCGTAGCCAAGGTCAACCTCACCGTCATAGTAACGCTGCGCCTTGATGCGATCCTCGCTGATTTCGCCCTCAACAAAGTCCACCGCATCAGAGATTGCGTCCTGCACAATGCCTTCGATTTCGCTGCGTGATTTTGGTTTAAGTTCCATTATTGTAGCTCCTGAGCCTGCAAGCCGCTTAATCTAGCAACTATGTCTTGGACTAATTCTTTGGTTACAACTTTTGAAGGCTCCGCAACGCCGCCAGAGCGAACTAAATCCTCAAGAGCCTTGCGAGAGGTTTTAATTTTAGCGTTGTAGCCCAACTTCGCAAAAGAGGCTGCCGTCATGCCCATGATTTCATAGGCGAAATTGCCGGGGATAGACAAAAGGGCAATACTCATCCCAGAGGTTAAACCGTTAGATGTAGGGGCCAACTTGCCAATCGTCGCTAATACTTTGCTGCCTATCGTGCCGTCCGCAACCTTTTTCAGCGCGGCTAATTCGTCGGGCGACCAAAACGCAGCGGCCCTGTCGTTGTTGAGTATTTTGGTAGCAGCGGCTTGAAACGCCTCACCAGTCTTAGGTATTAAATTTCCTTTTTTTGCGTTTTGAGTTGCCTGCGCAAAATACTTGTCTAACATTCGGGCTTTTGCGTACTTAGAATTTGCTGCCTTTGCGGCCTGCATTAACGCAGCATCCCTACTGCCGTCAGCAAGAACGTCATCCATTTTCTTTAGCATTGACAAAACCTCTGGCGCGTCCGGCGCGGTCTTGTATATTTTTCCTAAAGCCTTTTGAAGCTCGTTAAACTTTGACAAATTCATTGCCCCAGATTTTTCAACTTCATCAACAAGGGCCAGCGCCTTTTCGACGGATGGCTTTGCTGATAGTATAATGTCGTCCATGTTTAGGACGCTCCTCATGTCCTGCACCAAGTATGCTGTCTGCGTACCTGTCAAGCCAGTTCCCTCTGACTTCAAAAGATCATACGCAGAGTTTTTTTCTGCTTTTAATGTTGGAAGCGTTGGAGAGGTCACGTTCTTTTTTTGAAACGCAGATAGCGTTTTGTTTGCCGCGTAAGGGGCGATCAAAGCTCCAGCAATCCTTGCATAAGGCTCGGCAGCTGTACCTTCTGTAATCTGACCAGCAGCCTCGCTTCCAGCTCCGGCAGCAACAGAAGCCTGCATTAGCTTTTTACCGCCACCCAATATTCCTCCGGGTCCAACAAACTCACCTATAGTACCCACAAACTGCGCGGGCGTGCTTTCGCCACGGTACGCCATAGCCTTATCGCCGCCAAAGGTAGAAAGCGCAGCCTCAATCCCTCTGCCTGTTGCCGTATCCAATACAGGCATTTCATTTTCGATCTCAGCGCCAGCAAGCTGGGCCAGCTCTTGACCTCCGCGAATCACTGCACGGCCAAGCATCTCTGGGGTTTCCGCTAAACCCTTAACGCCCCTTGCCATACCAGCAAGACCAGCTCCAGCAATATCTTCAAACGCACCGCTTTCAACTTGCTGCAAGTTTGGGTAGCGAGTTACGCCTTGCTCATCAACGTATGGCTCTGTTGGGGCTGGGGTTGCCTCTGGCTGTTTTTTCGACGCAAAGTAACTTCTTGCGGTGGCCTCATCTGGAAACTGCGCAACAGTTCCGTCACCCATATCAACGTTAATTGGCATTATACTGGCTCCAACTCTCCCGTTGCAGGGTTGAATTTAAGGTCAATTTTAGTGTCGCTGTCTGGACCCAGCCCCGGAGCTGTTGCCGGGTCTACGCCCTCCAACTTAACAATTTGACTTGGCTCCAAGCCAACCCGCATTGCCTCCACAGCCCTTGCCCTAGCGGCTTTCTTTTCAGCAAGTTTTGCTGGGTTGTCCCCGACCTCTGGAATATAAATTGCTTTGTAAAAAACCCACTCGCTAGGGGTAACTGCCGCGCCAGTATCTTTCCGCAGAATAGGTGCCAAAAAGTCCTTACCCAAAACCTGCGCCTTCTGGTACTCGTCAGACTGTAAATACCGAGCTAGCCCCGTAGGGTCCATTTCCGCAGCCGCGCCCAAAGAATCTACCAAGCTGTCTGCAACTGGATCAAATAATTTTAAAGCGTCCTGTGATCGTTTGTAAAATCCTATATTTTTTGACTGAGCTTCAGTCATGGGCTTTCCGGCCGATTCACCCTGCACAAATTCAAATCCACCGTCAGGAGTAGTTCTAATGCTCATTTTGTTTTTGTTCAAAAATGACTGAACCGACGCATTGTATTGATCTTTGCTGATATTTCCAGCCTGCAAATCTGCATTTAGCTTTGCAAACTCACTGTAAAGTTTAGGCGATGCCGGAGCTTTAAGCCCAGCACTAAACGCAGCCAAATCTTTTTGCCTTTGAAACGCAGTGTCAGCAGCCTTTTCACTCTGCAAAACACTAAACGCTTCTCTTGCGCCAATTGTGTTATTCATCACAGCATTTGCTAAATCGTCCCGACCCTGCTTGCGCAGCATGTCAACAGTTTTGTTTTTCGACATGCTTGCCGCACGCTGCACGCCTTGCTGGCGTATGCCTTCGCCGCCACGCAAGTCTTTCAGGATTAACGGGTCAAGCGCCGCAGCAAAGTTTTGCAGCGGGCTAAGGCCAGTGTCTTCGTCAGGCTTCATGGCTTTATCAAATAGGCCAAGGAGACCGCCACGCGGCTGACTTGGCTGCTGCGGATTCATAACCATTTACTTTTAACCTCCAATTACATTTGCCCCGAGCTGCAAATAATTAAACAAGCCGGGCTTCATGCTTTGCGTAGTGGTTTGTGGCGTTGGCGTAACGCCAAGCGCAGCCAGCGGTGCTTGAAGCGCTTGCTGTGGCGCGCCAGTGTAGCCAGCGTATTGACCTTTGGCGGCGTCGATAAGCGCCTGCTGAATGCCCTGCTGAAGCAACCCAGCTTGCTGCTGTTGCTGCTGAATAGTTTGACCCGTTTGGAACGCTTGCTGACCCAAGCCGCCGAGCTGGGATGCTGCGCCCAGTCGAGCCTGACGATCTGCCATTGCAGCCTGCAGCGCTTGGCTGTAGTTTTGCTGACGCTGCTGCGCCGCAATATCGCCTGCCATGCGGCCGTACTCGCCAGCCATCACACCTTCGGCAACGCCCTGACGTGAGCCGCCAAATGCGCCCGCCGCAGTTGCCTGCGCGCCAAGTGTGTTCATGGCCATTTGACGTTGACGTTCAATGTCCTGCTGCGTCCGATCTATGACCGCGCTGGTGTACGGGTTGGCATACGCGCCAACATTTAGCGGACCCTGCATGGCTTGCTGTGTGCCTTGCATTGCTTGCTGCAAACCGCCCGCTGCTGCTTGGTTCACATTGAATTGACCCTGCGGAGCCATAGGGGCAAATTGACCCTGCTGTGGCATTGCTTGAGGTTGCATTGTTTGTGCTGGTGCTGCGCCTGCCATTTTATGAATCCTTCTTTACTAGGCCAACTGCAAAGAATTGGGCTGTGCGGGCTGCAAAGTGAATAGCGCCCTTAATTGTACGTTTCTTGCCGCGAGCAAAGTCAATATAATTACGAAACTCTTGGTAATGATCGGCGGCCTTGCCTTGTTCAATCTTGCTGCGACCAAGGTGACGATAGCCTCTGCGGATTGCTTCGCCCCACCACTTGCCGTGCAGAACTTGCATACACCACACAACGGCTTCGCGCTTGGTGGCTGGTGAAAACGCGCCTGAGTTAACTGCGTGGGTTGCAACTACGCAACCGTCGTTGCTGCTTCCAGCATAACCGCTATCAGTACTGCTGTCCTTTGCGCCAGATCCAATGTTAAGCGCTCGAGATATTGCGTTTCCGGGAAGGTCAACTTCATCTGGGGTGGGTGGAGCAAGTGTGCCACTAGAATTTGAACCGTTGTAACTAGAGCTAAAAGCAGTCGGATCAAAGTCATACCCTCCAGAGCTTGCTTGACCAGAAATGGGGTTCACAATACTCATACTTGGATTGTAGGTTGACCCGCCAGACGCAGCAAAGTCTTTGCCTTGCTGCCCCATTGCATACTCTGGAGAAACAGAAGCAACAATATTGTCAGCTATATTTCCAGTAATACCGGGAATGGGCGTAAAGTCACCACTCAAGCCTCCAGTAACAAGCGAGCCACCGTATGAGCTTGCGCTAGACGGGCTTTTAAATGAAGGCTCAACATTAAATAAACCTTTGCCAGCGTCGATAATGTTGCTGTTAGCATCTCCAGTAATGCTCATTGCCAAATCATCTTGAGCAATTCTTGCTGCGACGTTGGCTGGGTCATTAACATACGCTTGCTGCTCTGCCGTTAGCGTGTCTGTCATTGGGTTGTAACCGCTACCGGGGGCTACAATGTTACCAAGCTGCATTGTTTCGCCTTGCGTCAGTGTAGAGCTTGGAGGGCGCTGCAATGCAGCAATATTTAATTGGTTCTGGCGCTCTGCCGCAGCTTGATCCGCCATCGTGCCATAGCTGGTGTAATCAATCGGAGCGAAGTTGCCAGCCGTTGCGCCGCCAGTATAAGGATTAATAAAAAAGCTATCAATGTAAGCCTTCTGGCCTGGGCGACGCTCACCCAATGTCTGCAAGGCCTCCTCATAGATTGGGGCAGAGGAATACCCCTGCACGCCGCCTGCGTAAGTTGTCGCTGGCCCCATGCCGCCCATAATGTCTTGCTGGGACATGCCCCCACCCGACACACCAAACGCGCCAGCTGTGTCGGCGATGTTTTGAAAGCCAGCCTGCTGCATGGGCGTAAAAGCTGCAACGTCTGGACCGTAATACGGCGTATAGCCGATCTGTGAAATACGCTCAGCTTTGTTCAGGTTGCGCTGTGCAGCGGCCTCAATGTATTCTGGGATTGTAACCGATGAGGTTGTTGATCCACCTTTTCCGCCAGACATTATGCGAACTCCTTGACGTATGAGGCGTGTTGAGCTTTCCAGCCATGCGCCTTTAATGGTTTCTTCCAGCCAGTGCGGCCAGACATTGTTAGGGCAGAGCAGCCTTGTGCCTTAGCCCATGCTATCACATCACTATGCATATCCAAAATCTGCTCCAATTCACCGCCGCCGAGAAAGACATTCAAAACTTTCTTTTTGGGATATACCACAATTTCAGTTACTATGCACCCCTTTGGCGTTGGCCACAACTGCAACACGCCGCGATGCAACCCAGCGACAATATCTTCAAAGTCGTGCGTGCCGCCAGAATACTCCAACGCCGCCTCAATCCACTTTCGACATCTGTTAATCTCGTTATCCATGCAACCTCGTTATCGCAATGGTTGAGGACGGCGCTGCGGGTGCAAACGCCGTTGCCGCAGTTGAGTGCAAAAACCCAGTAGTGCTATCAACAGCCCACATCGCCTCCAAGTAATCTCCGGCGGCAAAATTAAATATTGCAGACCTGCTAACAACAAGGACCGAACCGTTTTGATGCAGTGCGCTTTTCATTGTTGACCCAGCAACGTCTGTGCCGTTGACGCGAGGCCAAAACCAGAAGTTTACAGTTGAGCTGGACGTGGACGCAATTTGCGCCGAAAAGCTAACCATGTACTGGCCAGCCTCCTCAAAGACCAAGCGCGAGGCTGGTGTGCCGTTTGTAATGCCCTCGGCAATGCTTGATGTGTACGTCAAGGCGTAGGCAGTGTTTGTAGATGCCGCTGTCTGATCCGTTGTAATGCCGCCAGCATACTGGCCGTCTTCCAGCACGATTTGACGAAACTCACCGTTCTTAGAAACGACAGGGTAGCCGTTTACTTCATCCCATAATATCACCCCATTCTCAGAAGGGTTGTCCGTTGCTGTTTTAAATCCTAGCTTTGCTAAGTTTTGCTGCAAGTATAACGAAAGTTGACGCCCCCACTGGCGCAAATCTGGGCCAATAGGGGGTAATATTGGGGCTGGCATTATCTACGCCCCCCAGCCTGAATATCAACCCGCATATTGCCAACCCTAAAATCTGACAAGGCTGCGCCCTCGACGCGCATTCTAATCTGACGGCCAGTAAACCTAACTGACGTAGGGTTGGACGTTGCAAAAGGCCCGTGGCTTGTTTCAGCGCCGTTGGGATAGAACCTTGTTTTGAATGTTAAATTTACTTCGCCCTGCGCCTTTTCATCTGGAATAAGGCTGGTGATCCGCGCCACTTGATCCCCTGAGCCTATAGATATAGGCCCAGTTTCGGCAAAGATTGATGAGCTATCAACATTTAGTCCAACCTCATGGTCATATATATCGCTATCTGCATTGTGGCCAGCCATAAGAGGATACAGAAAAACACCACGCTGCACGCCGCTGGTGCGTGATAAGTTGCCGATCAACCAGTGACCCTCTTTGTAATCATAAGCGACATATCGGTCTATTTCTGTTGAGTCTTCTGAGCAATAAAACCACCAAACTTCGCCGTATTGGCCATTGGCAAACGACCAAACCTTTGACTGCTGCGCCGTGTTAAAGTCGCTAAACACATAGTCAAAAACGTCGCACGGTATTTCCTGAACGCTGTTACCGTCAAATCTAAAGAAACCGCGCTGCCCCATCCAGAACACGCCCATGTCAACGTCGGCCGCAGCCTTTCGAGATATGGCCCCGCAAGAGGTTCCAACACGCTCAAAGCCGTAAACATAAGGAGGCCCAGTATAACGCGCGGTATGCGCTGACGTATCAGTCAGAATAAGCGTCTGGCCTCGCGTTCTAATGCCCTGCATGATCTGTCCGCTATCAGAAAGCTCAATGTCACCAGCTTCGTTTGTAGCCGCTGGCGTCCACAGCGTGTTGTTTTCTCGGTCACACCATGAAATTTTGCGAGGATTGCCGCCGCTACCAAGAGCAAAGATAAAACGCTCTTCTGTTACAACTAAGCCAAGATTATTTATTGGAGCATTTGCAATGGGCGCGGCTTTAGTTCCAGACCCAAGCTGCCATTCCAACAAACGCTTATCATCTTTTGAGCAGGCTACAAGATATTCGCCAAAGTTGTCTAAACTCCACGTCGTCGCCTCTAGTGGTATAGCATTCGTACTCTGCTGGATTGGCTGACCGTAATAGCCGATTCCATAAAATCCATTCCCATACCCTGTGCCAACCTCTGCATTTTCACGACCAGCAGTTAAGTCGGTGGGCGTAATATCATAGATGGTTCCGCCGCCGACCATTGCCTTTAATTCGTTGTAGGAGCCGCCAGCAAGATAGGCATCACCGGAATTTGTCTCCCAACTGTGCATACCTCGCACGGGATTTGTGCTGAACGACGCTTTTCGTTCCTGCCAACCGCCAATGGGGCGCAAGCTATTATCTCGCCACCTGACCAAACTTCCGTCGCGCCAGCGTCCAGATTGCTCTAAGTCGGTGCCGTTGCGGTAAAAGCCTGCGGGTATATCCAGCGGAACCAACGCCATCTTATTCTGGCTTTTCTGGCCAGGTTACATTGTCGGGGAATCCATCCTGCTGCGGCAAATCCCTTAAAGCACTTCTGTAATCTAGTTGGGCTTGTGTCGGCGTTCTGTCAGGCATAACCCACCAGTCAGTATTAGAAAGTAGCGCGTTTCGATCTGACCTTATAATCTTTTCGGCGTCTGGATTGCCGCCCGCGTTAAACGCGTTAATCTCTGGCTGCGTTAATTCTATGCGCTCGCCGTCAACATACTTATACATATTAGTAATCCTTCATACCGTATAATGCTACAACAGCACCAGCAGCAATGCTTGCACCTGTTTTGTGGCTAAGGTTAATCGCATTTACCGCAGTCTTTTGACCAAATGCACCACCTATAATTTGCACTTGAGTTCCACCAATGGCTGAGTCATAACCTGTACCCGCAGTAAAGTTTACTGTAGTGCCTGAGAAGGAGGTGAATTGGGATGTATCATGTGGGTTATGAATGTTTATAATACCTGAAGTTCCGGGTGTAGGAAAGTCATATGTCACGCCACCTATTTCAGGAGCTTGATCACTACCATTATTTCCAGCTACTATAATTCCGGTTGCAGCGGTTTGGGTAGCTGTTGTTGCACTACCGCTGCTATCTAAGATGCGAACACCTGTAGAACTATACTTTGAAGTAGCAATCCAAGTAGAGCCACCGTCTGTACTCACTTCAATATAAAGAGTAGCAGTGTTACCTGTGGACTTTACATTGTTTAAAACTAACTGAAAGTTTCTGTAACCTGTTGGCAATGTAAAGGTTACATCTGCGGCGCTTGACGAAAGCACAGTTTCGCTGATTAGCTCTAAACGTCGGTTAAGTTGTGTCTGAATATTGCTGGTCACGCCGTCTGTGTGGTTAAGCTCTGCCGTGGTCGCCACTAAGCCATCCAAGACGTTTAATTCTGCCGCTGTCGCCGTTACATCTGTGCCGTTGATGGTCAGTGTGCTTAGATCAGGCGCGATTGTGCCGGACGTGCCGTTTATGCCGTCAACAATCGCATCCAGCGCCGTGTTGACGGTTGTCCCCCATGTGTTCTCTGAGCCGCCAACGGTGGGCTTAGTTATGCTGATAGTCATTTAATAGCCTCGCGCTTTTTTGCACTATACCTTATTTTCCCAGCAATGGCTACGCCGCCTGCTGTTCTGTCCAAGTCGTAGCAGAAATTGATTGTTCTGTCCACGTTTCCGCGTTAACAGCTTGTTCTGTCCAAGTTTCAGGCCCGACAGGTTCGACCTGCCACTTAAAGCGCGCTGGACCAACGGTTGGAGATCCAGCAACGACATTATCCAGAGTGATGTTGTGGACCTGTGTTATGCTTGAGTCGCCGACAGTTGGCACACCAGCTGCAACACTTAGCGGGATTAAGTTGCTGACACGGCTAATCGAGACAGTCGCAACTGTCGGAACGCCGCTCGTAATGTCAGTAGACGTTAGCGCAACATTTTCAACCAGCGTTGAATTAGCAGCGGTTGGGACGCCAGTGGTGATGTCAGCTGACGTTAGACTTTGAGCGCCAGTTATAACGGATGTACTAACAACAGGTGCGCCAGCGTCAATATCCAGCGCAGTTTCATTGTGAACTTGGCTAATTGTGACATCGCCAACGGTTGGTGAGCCGGACACGATGTCGGTTGACGTTAAGTATACTTCCTCAGCCGCCGTTGCAACAGCAACAGTCGGAACGCCGGACGTAATGCCCGCTGCCGCTAGTGTGCTGACTTGGGCAATAGTGGAGGCCTCAACAGTCGGCACGCCTGTTACAATGTCAGCCCCAGTAAGGACGTGATTGTGATCTAGGTCAGGCGAGCCAACAACAGGTGCGCCGGTGGTAATATCAACGCTGGTTAAGGCTTGATCTGATGTCGCGGTGGCATCTGCAACCGTAGGCACACCCGCCGCAATATCATCAGAAGTAAGGACATGAACCTGAGAGATTGTTGAGGCAGCAACCGTGGGTGCGCCTGCAACAATGTCCACAGTAGATATAACCTGCTCGGAAGCAGCCCCGGTGTCCGCTAAGGGGGCAGCAGCTAGAGGACTAAAGCCAAGCATGTGTTACTCCTACGGTTTAGTGGGCCACGTTACGCTGTATGGAAAGCCAGCTTGATCCGGGACATTCAGCAAGTCAGTGCGATACTGTGTCCACTCAGTTTGTTTAGCTGCGGTAAGGTCTGCCCAGCGCAAAGCGTTAGACACGATAGGGTCAACCTCTGTAACCAAGCGATTGTCACGATCTGCACGAACCTGTGCGGCTGCGGCTGCATCTAGCTCTGCCTGTGTAGGCGGAACATATGCTGCGAAATCATTACCGATCAAAGCCATGACTGCATCGTTGTCGATAGTTGTATCTGTATCGGCAGGGTCAAGAGTGTAGGGTATCCAGCCGTGCTGTGGGTGGTTAATCTCTACGTTCATGCGGAGGTTGTCTGCTTGAAGGGATGCCGCATTGCGGACTTCTGTTATTGTAATGCTCATTAGGAAATCCTTACCCAGAGTCCGTTGGTGGAATAGCTTGTACCGGGGAAACTGTGGCTAATCATATATCTCCAAGTCCCCGAAAGACCAAAAGCTGTGGTCTGATTGTATGCAACTTTGGCTGCAAGATGATTGGATGTTGGGAATTCCCTAAGAGTTGAGCCACTCACAGTGTCTCCAGCATCGTAATTTGCGCTCTCCCCACCCCCTGCAATAATGTATGTTCCAACAGCACCTAATGTTGTACTAGCCCCGGGGGTAGCCCCGTCAATAGTAATAGAACCCGCCCCTGTAGCAGAGACATCATTGGTCTGATGATTAATTGTAATTGCCATTGTGGAAGTACTCTCTTAATTAAACGGCAGTCGATCCCGCCATGTCGTCCTGAGCCATTACCCAAGCATAACACTTGTCCAAGAATGCGTCACCAGATGCAGCCTGAACGTCATCTAGGTTTGCGTTGTACCGTTTGAAGTCCACCTCACGAGTGTCGTCACCGGGAGTTGCTACCGCATATGCTGACAGGTCAATCATCACGCTGAACTTTGGATCAGTTCCACGTTGACGGCTGATTGCCGCTGTCACGATGCGGTAGTAAGCGCTGTTAAAAGCGATGCCATATTGGGAGGCACCTTCTGCGATGTTGTTTTGAATAGCCATTTGGATTCTCCTATTTAGGCGTATGTTACTTCAGATGTGTGGATCGTAGCAACCCAGCGAATGTTAGTTGATGCTGCACCTGTGGCCTCAATCTTTAGGCCACCGTTTGTTGTGTCAGCGGATAGTGCCAAGCCCCAAGACGGTGTGTTGTCTAGGACAGTTGTTGCTGAGTTGACTAGCACTGTCGTACCAGCAGAACCTTCCCTGCGGATTAATCCCTCGACCTTCCATGCTGCACTTGCAGTACCACCTGATGCTTGCTGACGGGCTACGATGGTGCCGTGGAAGGCGTAAGCTGAGTTGTTGGGCAGGATGATTTGGTTTTCGTCATCTGGTGTATATGAACCGTAAAAATCAGGCCCAGTAATTAAAGGTGTTGCTGTAGCGTTTGTTGTCGCAACTCGTAAAACAAAGATGCCATGTTGACCATCGCCACTAGAACTAAATCCAAAGCCTGATATAGCAACTTTACCAATTTTATCTGATAGAGAGCCTTGCCCAATAGCTATAGAATTATAAAAAGTAGCTTGTGCGCCACTAAAATTGTACCCAGAGCCAAGTGCAACAGAACTAGCACCAGTTGCATCTGACAAAAAGCCTATTGAAACAGAGTTATTACCAGAGGCAGTGCTTCTTGCAGCTAAAGCAACAGAGCCATTACCTGAAGCTTCGTTTCTATCGCCAATTGCTACTGCATCAGATCCAGTGGCCTTTGCCAGCGATCCCATCGCAATACTATTAGCACCAGTAGCACCGTAGCTAGCCGTGTTGTTGGTAATCCCCATAGCAATACTGGCTGTACCAGAAGAATATGAATTACCTGTTGCAAAAGAATAACTATTTGTGGCTTTTGCATTTCTACCTAACGCAATAGAGTTTGCACCACTGGCAGCAGAACTATTACCAAAACTAAAAGATATTGCGCCTGAGCTTGTACTCAAAGCACCTAAAGCAACTGCATTGTTTCCAGTTGCACTTGGCAATGTTGTTGTACCGTCATAGTTCTCAGCATAAAGATCAGGTGAACCACCACCCCCGCCAATAGCTGTGCCGTCTAAGAGTAGGTCAGTACCGTCAGAGCTAAGTGTAACGCCGCCGCCTGAGCCTGTGTGATCTAATTCAATCTTACCCATTATGCGTTTATGACCTCCGATGTATTAATCGTTGCAACCCACCTAATGTTTGTAGCTGCTGCGCCTGTCACTTCTACTTTTAAACCGCCGTTGGTTGTGTCAGCACTTAGCGCAACATCTGCCGCAGAAATGCCTGACGTAGAATACAGCTTGTTTACAATGCCAACGCCAAGCGTAGTATCCGCAGCCGCACCTTGGCGCATAATGACACCCTTGACTTCCCAGCCAGCATAATCATCGCCATCGGTTGCATCCTCACGGCAAACGACGGTGCCTGTAAATGAGTAAGCACTTTCATTAGCCAAAACAATTTGGTTATTTGCTGCCGCCGTGCTGTTATTTGTTGTCATAGCTTCCGCAGTTGCATCTGTAGTGTCGCTGCGCAAAACATATGTACCTTGCTGCGCATCGCCAGTAGCACCAGAACCAAATGCACCAGCCGATGAATAGGCAAACTTACCAATAATGTTTGATAAAGCACCCCCGCCCATCGAAACAGACCAATCAGCCGTAGCATATGAGCCTGTATTCCCACCATTAATTGCCGTTGATGCAAATGCCGTAGACCTAGCATTACTGCCAAGACCAAGAGAATGATATGTGCCTGTTGCTTGCGTCTGGTATCCACCAAGGGCTGAATTATACTGACCTGTCGATTGAGTTTCATAGCCAATACCAACGGCACCAGTTGAAGTCGCTTTAGCCAATTTGCCTATCGCCACCGAGTTAGCCCCAGTAGCACCATAGCTAGATGAGTTGTTGGCTATAGCGGCTGCAAAAGAATTATTACCCGAAACGTAACTTTGACCAAGTGCTACACCTGATGCCCCTGCACCAACAGTAGCTTTATAACCTAAAGCAGCACCACCTGTCGTGGAGCCAGAGCCTACATTGGCAAGAAAGCCTAAAGATATAGCTTGAGCGCCTGCTGCTGTAGCATAATAGCCTATAGCGTAACTGTCATGGCCAGACGCAGTTGCACTATCGCCAATACCAACGCTGTCATTGCCTGTAACAGTAGGTGGCGTGCCGTTGGTGTAGTTTTCAACGATAGAGGTAAAACCACCACCAGCATCCGCAAACGTAACAGCACCAGAGCCGTCTGTGGTTAGAACTTGTCCGTTAGTACCGTCTGAGGTTGGCAGGGTGTAGGCACCGCTAATCTTAACTGTGTCTGTTGTGCCGCCTAAAGCAATTTGATTCGTTGCTGAAGTAGTTGCGGTGTCACCTATGGCAAAACTATCACTAAAGGCTGCCTTTGACCGCCATCCTATCGCAACAGCCCTACTAGCCAATGCGCCATAGCTTGAGCTATTTGTGCCTGTAGATATGGTTGCAGCATCAGCGCCGTTTGTATAGGCATAACCTAATGCAATAGACCTGTTGCCATTAGCGTTTGCTTTGTAACCTAGTGAAGCACTGTAACTTCCTGCGGCTACAGCATTGTCACCTATAGCCACAGCATTAGTCCCAGTGGCACTAGGCGCAGTTGGACTAGATGGGTTTTCAGCAATCAGCTCGCTCTGAAACACATCCTCAGCCGCAGCCGTGATAAACACCACCGCAGAGCCAGTTAAGCTCAGGGCAGCGTCAGCATTACTGCTTTCGTCTACCGTGCGTGTAAGCGTTGTCCCAGAGGCCGTGTAAGTGCCTGAGCCAATCTCCCAATCAGAGCCGTCCTCGATGGCATAGCGAACTACGTCACCGTCAGCCACTCCCGCATCGGCAAAACTTTGGTAGCCACTCTCAGCAGAGCCAAGCGTGATTGTTCCAGTACCTGTTGTACTGGTGGACATCTTTGCCCGATTTACAAGAGTGACCATAGGTTACTCCTTAGGCTGGATCTGGGATGCGGATGTCTGAAGCTGTCAAGCTGAATGTGTTTCCAGAAGTTACCGCCTGAGACGCAGACAAAGAACCAGTCGCAAGCAAACGGCTATTTGACGTGTCAACAATTGCGTAGTGCGTAGCGGTGCCAGTTCCTGTGACAGACGCGCCAGTAATTGCAGCCAGCGTAACCTTGCGCCCGTTTGGCGAGGCATCTGCCGGAGCTGAGATGCTAATGCTAGTCTCATTGCCCAAGCTGTAAGTGCTGGTGGCCTGCGCATAAGTCGTCGGCTCCTGAGAGCATATGTCTACGCGGTTGCCCTCTGTGTCTAAAACGGTCAAACCGTTGTCAAACACTCGATCATTTAAAGTTGCCATTTAGAAGCTCCTAATTTTCATGCGGTGGCCAGCGCCGCCGTGTTTTGCCTTATCACTGTCATAGTTAATAGCATCAATAGCGCTTTGAAGCAATGCAGCCCAAACCTGCAAGCGGCTATCATCTGCAAGATATGGCGCGCTGTGAACTAACGACCCATACAAGTAAGCGTCTGGATAGTAAGTTAAAAGCCAATTTGAATTGTTTACGTCGCTCAAAGCGGTTGGTCTGCTATAGTAAACCATTTCAAGCGTCTGATCCGATGATGGCGTAGGAAACAACTCAATAGAGCCGTCCGTAATTGCATAAAACCTTGAATTGTTTGCAACATTATCAGAAGACTCACGGCGGTCAAGCATTTGCGCCTGGCTAAGCATCTCAAGCCGTGTTGTTGTTCCGCTTGTAATGCTGAACCGCAAAGGCTCAATGAAGTCTTCAGGCAGCGCCGTGTACTGAGTATTTGCGATTGCAGTTGAACGCTTCTCCATTCGCCAGTGGCGAACGCTACGATTAAAATTAGCCTCAGACAGGGAGATAAACGTAGGTATGATTGACGTTAAGTCATCGCGATTGAGAAAATCTGCGATGGACGTTTTTAGCTCTGCGTAAGTTGTAATTGCCATTTACATGTTTCCAAACATGTTTATGTACTGCTGAAACAAACTTAGAGTTGACGGCATTTTGCTTCGGTTTAAAAAATCAACATATTCCGGGTACAATGGGTGGCTTCTCATGGCCTTTTCCTCGTTATACATTTGCCGATTTGCAATTATTTGATCTCTGTTTTGTGCAGCTGGAGTGTTAATAGCCATATTGCCGCCAGAGGCGGGTATTGCTTGTTGAGAAGCACGATTACGGTTTGCCATCTCCATATCAGAAAATTGACTGCCCAAACCCGGTGTCAGTTGAGAAGAACGATTACGGTTTGCTATTTCCATATCAGAAAATTGACTGCCCAAACCCGGTGTTACTTGAGAAGCGCGATTACGGTTTGCTATTTCCATATCAGAAAATTGACTGCCCAAACCCGGTGCCATCTGTGCAACTCGATTACGGTTTGCCATTTCCATGTCAGAAAGTTGATTGCCTAAACGAGTTTGAAGTAAACCGGGAGACTGAACGGGAGCGCCGCCGGGCGTAACGCCCATAGCGCCAGACTGCGCAGTTTCTTGCTTTGACTGACCGCCAGCAGCATTTAAGCCACCGCCGTCAAATAAATCAACGTACCAAGGCACATACTCACGCGTCTGCTCATTAAAGTAACCCGGCAAGCTGTCTTTGTTCGTAATGCCAATCATTTCATCGCCAATTGCGCCAGCTTGCGCTGCACCGCGCGTGCCAAGCAAAGACTGCAAACCACCAAGGCCAAGCTCCCTGCTGCGCTTTGACGATAAATCTCCTAAGAAATCAAAAATACCCATAACTTACTTCCCGTATTTTTTAGCAAGGCATTTGCCAGCACGCTTACATGCTGCTGGGGTGGGGCAACCTTTACATGGCTTCATGTCATCATCCTCTAGCTTTTCTGCACATTAGCACAGTTTATCTAATAATACCACGCAGGCTGCATATCACACATCTTCAATTTCCGCTAGAACCTTCTCCATACGCGCATTTAGCTTCCAATGCCCAGCGCGCCACCTTGCTGCGTGCTGAGCATCCTCCAAGCTAAGTCCGCGACCAATGTACGACTTGATCCATTGGTTCATGCGGATATTTTTCATCTTAGGTGACAGCTTGTGGAACGGAACTGGCTTCATGCAATACCTTTCAAATTGCGTTTAATAGTTTGCCTCCAACTTGACATCGCACCAGATAATGCAGTTGCAGCATCGCTGGCCATTGTCAGGCAAAGCGCATCCGCAAGGTCAGGCGATTTCAACCCACGCTTGCGCATCTCATCCTTACTCTCAGCCTTCATTTTGCCTGACGATGTGAACGAGTAACGTATCGCAGTCAGCTCCGCGAGCAGCTGGTCGTCCTTCGGCAGCTTGCATGACCGATCCTCAAGCCAACCTTTTGTTTTAAACCACAATTCGCTGCGCAGGTTCATGTGCGTCTTGCCCATAGCAGGAGCCTCGCCAACATTAATCCCCCTGACTGGCGCGCCAAGCTCGCGCAACCTGTCAACCACACCGCCGCCGACGCCAATACTATCAACTAGTATCTCGCTAGGCCGCATAGAAGGCGGCAAGCCTTCGTATTCGGCCATAACGCGGCCAACTGTCTGCATCAAATCCAAACCCTGCCAAGACGTAATCTCAGTCACAACATTGCCATAACGCTTGCACAAAGCAGTCTTATCCGTGCCAAAGCGCGCAACATCTAAGCCCCAAATTGGCTTAACGTCAGGCGTTGTTTCAATGTCGCGATGGATCGCACTCTCAACCAAGTGAAACGGAATGATCGTGTCGTCATCCGCCATCGGAAACTCGCCCAACACCCTGATTCTAAAGGCATTGCTTTCCTCACCATACCTTGCGCGCATCTCGTCAACAAACTCGTCAGACACAAGCGGGCTATCTATGCACGACCAACGCCGTGTCCACCAGCTGTCAGCCATCCGCGTTTGGCTCTCGTAAAACGTGCCAGACGAACGCGTCGGGTTGCTCAGCAAAATCGTGGTAGCAGCGTGGCCAGACATCGAGCCAGCAGCAGCCTCAAACACCTTCTCAGGCACACCAGAAGCCTCATCCACAACCAACAGCACATTCTCTGAGTGAACCCCAGCCAACGCTTCCGGCGTTTCAGCACGGCTCGTCCTAGCCGAAATGAAAGCCTCGCTCGGGGCCGCGTTCAGCTCAACCCGATCAGATTTAACCGTAAGCAAAACCTTTAACTGCGGCGGCAGCTCATTAATCCAGCGCTTCAGCTCGGCAAACAACGCATCAAACAGCTGGCCACTGGTCGGCGCTGTCACAACAACCTTATTTGGAAAGCGCAGCAAAACAAACCAAAGCATAATCCAACTAGCTGAAGTGGACTTGCCCGTGCCGTGACCACTGCGAATGCTAACCTTGCGCTCACCGTCCGCAACAGCCCGCAGAAACTCAGCCTGATAATCGTGCGGAGTAGCGCCCAACACCTCCTGCACAAACAACGCTGGGTCGTCGCGGTAACGCAGCACAAACTCTTCTAACGGGTTAGCTTCACTCATCTGTGACATCCTCGTAATCCGCGTCAATAGCCATCGCCTCACGCTGGCGATCCTCAGCGTCAATCTGAGCCAAGTCAGCATTAACCTTGCGTAACGCGTCCAAGTGCATGTCGCTCACGCTAATCGTAACATTGGTCTGAGGCCGATTGCCGTAACGCTCCTGATTATACGAGCCGGCCATAAACTTGCGCCACTGCACCTTCTCACGCGTTGCAGCAATTTCCTGCGTTGAGCTGCCGCCATCTAGCGCGTCAACCATCTCTAAGCCCTGCTCAACCAGCGCGTCAGCCGCCTCCTGCCGAGCCTTGTTTATCACCTCGGAATACTCAGGGATTTTGTGCAGTGCCGTGCTGACATAACCCCGACTGCACTCATAGTGCGCTGCAAGCTGAGCCATTGTGCCGCCAGAAGAAAAATATTCAAACAAATACTCTGCGCCGCCTTGCTTGGTGACATCGGACAGTATTCGCTTTTGTAACGCCTTGCCTGCCATTTGATAAACTCCAGTTTTTTATAATTTTACGCTGGGTAGCATGTGATTGGCAAGGGGGTACGGGGGGGGTGGCACCCGTGTGTGTGAATTGTATAATAATAACACTACCCCGCAAATGCTTGACCGGGGGGGCATTTGACATTCACGATCCTGAATATAAGCAAACACTTGTTTAACATGTTAAGCATTGAGGTGCATAGATACCCCAGGCTGCGCGCATTGCATTGCGCCTAACCTGCGCCGCACTTGTGCCACACTTTTGCCACATTCTTGACACTATTGAGCCACATCTGCTACGCGGGCGCGCCTCTGCGCTGCGGTGTTGCGATGTGTTGCGTGAAGGTAAATCAGTTTGTGACGTTACGTCACAAAGCAAATCATGTGTTGCAAGTATCTTTTGAATATGCGCATATGAGGTACAAGCACAAACAAACAGAAAGTGAGAACAAGCCATGAACGTAGCAACACAGAAGCAAATGCAGCGCCTGAACGACAGCGGTGACGGATTCCTTATCCTGCCTTGCCTCAATGCAGCAGATGCAATCAACGACATAATGAATGTGTGGGGAAGTCAGTCCAGCGCAACAGGCAACGAGATTGCTGACAGGCTGCGCCAATTAGCCGATATAATTGACGGACAAGACACGCAGTCTCACAAGTTTGCTAGGTTTACACATCACCGTTGACCGCATCTGTTAGCCGCGCTTCACGGCGCGGCCTTCACATGCAGTCGCATGACACAACACAAACAAACATGGAGTAAGACAATGCAAGATTATGACCTCACACAATACTGCAACGAAATTGCCGACGAGATTGCACGCGACGCAAGCGGCATTGAGCAGGCTATGGATTGGGCGCATGAAAGCGCGGACGGCTCCGAGTATGTCATATACTACGCCAAAGCCCATACCATTTGCCAAAATTGCAACATTGAGCAAGGCGAAGATTTCTTCTCTGAATGCTATGGCGGCGAGCATGGCAAGTCATATGACGAAATCGCCTGCATAATGGCATATGGCGAAATCAACGCACGCATTTGCGCACGCCTTTGGCAGATATTTGAAGAACGCGAAGAGGAGGCAGCATAATGGACAAAGAGGATTGGACAATTGCCGCAATGTTCACTGTGGTTTTAACCGTCACGCTGATTGCGATTTACTTTAACCCATGAAACAAAACGCCCGGCCACCGCGCCGGGCTTTTTAATGCATGGTTTGACCCGCGCTGATTAAATCGCTTTCATGCAGCTCCATCAGCACCTCACCCAGCGCTTGCATTAAACGCGCCGGGCTTGTCTCATTCAACCGTTCTTCGCAATAGTCCACCAAAAGCCCGGTCTCAATCTCTGCCGCGTCATCATCCACGCAAGTCAGCAAAACGCGAAAGTCTATTTGATATGACATAGGCCCGGCCCTTTAAATATGCCCGGCGCATGGATTGGTACAAGCGCCGGGCCAGTTTAGGCGCGGCCTTGGGAGGAACGACGCGCCGTGCGCATTTATAGCCACACACAAGCCCAAAGCGCAAGTTTATGTGGTTTGGTCCAGCTCGTGAGCCAAGGCGCAATAGGCGGCCGCGTCAAGGCTGCTGTCCCTATGCCCTCCAGACAATTGCTTCATCCTAGCTATCTTTAGCAGGGCCATTAGGTTTGCCACGTCACGCGGCGACACTTTATGCGGCGCAAGATACGCGCTCCACATTTCAGCGATGCAGGTGAAGTTTGTTTGCGCTGATCCATAAGCCTTGGCCCTGTCCCCGCCGGGATTGATTAGCTCCATCGCTTCGGTCAGTATTTCAGTTCTTATATTCTCACCCATTACCATTCTCCATCTCAAACTTGCGCCGCAGGATTGCATCACGCTCGCTGGCGTTCCACTTCGGCAATGTTGGAACAAACCTGCGCCGATTGGCGAAGCCCTCAAGCTCTGCTAAATCCCGACAAGCGTCAAGCCTTGATCTAAACCCCTGCAACCGCTCGACCCCTTTATGATAGCCTACAGGGCGAACAATCGCCTCGCCCTTCTCAATCTTATGCTTGACCCACTTAGCCCAATCATATGCCATTTACATCACTCCCAACTAACCTCGCCCCAGATCATAATCATAATGCCTATAGGCATTTTATGATATTATGATGAGGCTGGGCAAAATTAATAATTAGATCATAATCACATCATAATTATCATAATTACACAACAAAGCCCCTTATTTATATGGCTCAACAATTATGATCCAATTATGAGACCATATTTTCTGCCGCGTAAAGGCAAAGCAAGGCAGCTTCGGCCCTTCCATCATCTTTCGCCCTGCCAAAGTCGCTGGCGTTATCTGGAAAGCGCTGCATTGCGAGGCCGCGAGACACGCCCTTATCCCGGCTCAATCCGAAATAGCCTTTCCATTTTGCAGGCGTTACGAATTGCACGGGCAGCTTGTTTGCAGCGCATCCCATTTGAAGCATTCCAAAGCCCTCACCGAAGCGGAACATGCTAGACACTCCTTGACCACGCATCGCGGCCACTTGCTCGATGACTGCAAGGCAACGCTCGCCGCTCTCGTTCTGTAGCACGTCCAGCAATGCCGGGCAGTTTATGACCGTTTTGCCTTTGGTGTTTTTGACCGTTGGCATGTCATGCACCTCCAGCTTGCCTGTATCGGTCCAATACAACGCGACTGCCCCGGTGAACCCCGGATCGCATCCGTAGATAAGCATCAATCAGCCCTCGGCTGCTGTACATGCTCCACAATTGTTGCCGCCTTTTCCAGTGCTGCGCTTCGGCAGAACGCGCTAAACGATAGCCCCGACCTGCGCGCGGCTTCTGTGATTATGCGATCATATTCTTCTGCGAAATTGATTAGGCGCTTCTTATCCGACATGGTTTTTACTCCTCTTGTGTCTGTTTTCTTTATATATGTTTAAAATATAGGGAGCCAGTTAAAAATGTGCTTGCGCATATGTTTTTTCTATGCGAATACTGGTGGCACAACACAAACACGGAGTTTAAAATGACAAACGAAACAAAACCCACCGCAAGTCAGATAAACGCTCGCAATCTCAATATGATTGATGCGGCCAAAAGTTATTACCGTGTTCGGAAATATGCAGGCGCATGGGTTCCTGTCGCGATTGTAGGCGGCAAAGTATTCACGGGGTCGCATTGCATGACCAGCGGCGACGCTATGGCATCCGCAATCAAGATTTGCGCCTCACGCAGCAAATCAATTTCAACCAATGCTTAATTTGGCAGACACAACACAAACATGGAGTTTAACAAATGACAAACGATACTAAACCATCCGAAAAGGACATTGCACTCTGGGAGCGCATCAAGCAAGAAATGCTTGACCACGCAGATGTTGTTTCAGGGTTTACAGATGATGAGCGTGAGGCGCTAAATGAGCTGCGCTGGACCAGCATGTCCATGTCCGAAGACGTAAACTATTTGATGGACTTTTGCTATAGCGACGTGATTGATTTCTGCCGCGCAGCTGACTTCTTGTGCGAAGAATACAGCTGGAACACATCTGAAAACGAAGACAAGCGCGACATAGGCAAGAAATCTCTTGCGCTTGCTGAGGCTCTGCGCTCGGACGCTGGTGATGGCCCGCACTTATCTTACGGCCAAGCCAAAGATTTCGGCGGCATATATCCGCGCATCACTGGCCTTCTGCACACCAAGCCCAACAAATACCAAATGGAACGCTTTGCCGAGTGCGGCATCACATGGGAGGGCGAAGTTGATGAGCATTAAAGTTGGATTGCCTGACGTTACGTTTAACGCTTTGTGCAAGCTCACAGAGATCGACCGCGAGTTTATTGGCTCGCCGGATTATATGGGCGTGGCGCAGTTCTGGAGCTGGTCACACCCACAGAAAACACGATTGAGCCGCGCATCTGTTTCTGCCCGGCGCAAGATACATCATGCGCTTGTGAAAGATGGGCTTGATTTGGATGGCGACACAGGCATTCATAGGTCAATTATCAGCATTGTGCTGGAAAAAGAGGAGCAAGGGCTATGACTGAACGTGAGGAGCAAATTGCGCAAGCCACGCAAGATTTTTTGATGGCCTTGCCTGACAAAATGAAGAACGGCCATTTAGGCTCTGTCATATGCACGATGTTTGAGGCGTTTGGGCTTATCCATGAGACCCGCGTTGATATTTGCGAGGGCGTTTTAAACGTCATGCTGGAGCATGACATGCGCGACGATGAGCGCGCAGCGCAAGCCGCTGACGAGTTTCTTGCGCGAGCTGCTGCGAAGGCTCGCAAGTGATTTGGTCTGAGCATCTGCCGACGTTTTTGATGCAAATGTTCGGCCCCGTTGTAGCGTTGCGGGAAGCTCAGACCAATAGTGTGCCGGAGCCTTTCGGGGGTTGGGTTCCGGCACACCCGGATCAAGAACCACCATTTTAGCGCGTCAGACAAAACCCCAAATAGGTTTTGTCTGACGTAGAAAGAGAACACGCCATGCTTGTAAGTCTAACGCAAAAAGAGGTTGCGCAATGCAATCAGGCCGCAGCAATGCGCTGGCAATTGGCCCGCGCTTCTGGCGTTGTTAATCAGCGCCGGGACAAGGGCAGGTCTGACGCTGACTTGGATTTGCTGGGCGTAAAGGCAGAGCTTGCCGTGTCGAAGGTGTTTGATCTCGACCACATCCACGCCATAGGCGTAGATGATGGCCGAGACGTATGGCTGGATAATATTTCTGTAGATGTTAAAGCCACGTTCTACACCACCGGGCGGCTTTTGTTTAAGAAGCGCGAGGCATTCAAGGCTGATTGCTCTATTCTGGTGTGCCAGCAAGCGCCTGACCGGATGCACGTTGTGGGCTACATACCCCGCACGCATTTTTTAGATCAGGCTTATGAGATTGACCTTGGCCACGGCAAAGGCTGGGCAATGGATCAGGAAAATCTATTGCCGCTTGAAAAACTATGGGCGACTGCCCGCAGCATTAAATTGAGGGAAGCAAAATGAACAAGATCATCATAACAAACGCGCACGCTCATGGCTTTGCATTTGCCTGCGATACGGAAACACAAGGGCAGGTCTTTATCCCGGTTCACATCGCTGACGGCTTTGACCTTGCGCCGGGCGATGAAATAAACGCTGTTCTTGTGCCTAACTATCAAGACAAGTCGGACAAAGGCACGCCGTGGCAGGCTGTGAAGTTGCAGCGCCCTGTTGAGGTTGTCCAAGTTACAAGCAAAGAGCATTTGAACGAATGGTATGAGGGCTTATCAGAAGCGCCAGAGGATGAAGTTTGCGAAAAAGCAATCATAGATAAATCGCAAACATTAAATAATGAAGCGTTGGACGCAAATCTTCTTGACTTTATTCTTGCCGCTGGCGGGTACCACACCACCGCAGAGCTGGCGGATTATTTTGAGCTTGACCACAAGACCGCAGGCAACGCAGCCCAGCGCCTCTTTAACTCTGGCAAGATTGCAAAGGCAGACGTGTTTAATCGCGTGGGCCAGCAAAGGCCGACAATGATATTGTGGGCCGCTGCGGCTAAAACATTTATTGAGGTGGTGTGATGAGTATATTTCTTGACCCCAAGCGTATCGGAATTGGGCCGGGCAACTGCGAACATGAAACCATTAGTGTAAACGGAACACACTCAAGCCAAGGTGTTGAGTTCTATGATGATGCAAGAAATTTCTCATACAACAGTCAAGTAACGATCTATCGAGGTGAGGCCCCTATTATTTGGCTAAAGGGTATGGTGGTAAGGAATTTGATTGTATCAATAGTTGAGGGGTCATCTGACATACACTTAAAGGCCTTGCGTGACCTTGTTGAGGAGGAGACTGGGATAAGAGCTGAACAGAAAAGGACAAAGTCCGGACATGTCCAGCCTGTCCGTTAAGGGGGTAACAACTTCGGTAAGTCATTACCCCTTTAACAAAATAGAACTTCTAAAAAATAAAAGAAGTTCCCCCAGAATTAGGTATTGCATATGAAAAACATATATGCGAACAATGAGGAAATGGAGGAAAACATGACAATCATTAAATCAGAAGACATGTCGAACGAGGAATATCACGCGCATCATGCGTTTGGTTCGACTGCAATTAAGACCGCAGCAAACAAAAGCATTGCGCACTTGTTCGGCGCTGAACGTAAGGAAAGCCCGGCATTCGCATTGGGCAGCGCAGTTCACGCTTACTTGTTGGAGCCAGAGAGAGACCTTGTTGTGCGTGGGCCTGAGACACGGCGCGGCAAGGCATGGTCTGACTTGAAAGATGAGTGCGATGCTTCTGGCAAGATATTGCTCACCGAGGCTGATTATGATCTGGCAAACAGAATGGCTGAGGCTTGCCTGCAAAATCGTATGGCAAATCATTTGCTCACAAATCCTGACATGTTGGCAGAGGCTTCATTTTTCGCCACTGAGCCAGACATTGACATTGACCTAAAGACGCGCCCAGATGGCCTCCTGCGCAACGCAGGCATTGTGCTGGACATCAAAACGACCCAAGACGCATCACCCAGAGGGTTTGAGCGTTCTGTGCGTCAGTTCGGATACGATTTGCAGGCTGCATTTTATATGCACGTCTTGAAACTGAACGGCATTCGTGTGGAGAACTTTATCTTCATCTGCATCGAGAAGGACGCGCCGCACGTCACTGCGTGCCATGAGCTTTCGGAGATGTATTTGCGCCACGCTCACAACCGTATGCTTGCTGCATTGGTTGACATAAAGCAGGCGATTGAGACTGAGGAATATGTCACGAATTGGCCTG